GAGACTAGTTGATGAAGCAAATACTATTACTGAAATAGATTTAGAAAATGCTACTATTGATACTGGATTTGGTGCTTATACTGCTACTGAGACTGATGTTAAGAGAGCATTTGAACTTAAGCACAGACAACTACCAATCTTTAAGAGAGACTTTGTAGGAAGTGCTTCTACTACAGTTAGTTTAGCAGAAGATACAATTAGATTACCTGATCATTACTTTGTTACTGGTGAAGAACTAACTTACAGATATACTGGAGCTGGAACTACTTCTGCTATTGAAATTCAGTCACAAGCTATAACTGGATATGGCACTACAGATAAAATGCCTTCTAAAGTTTTTGCTGTTAAGGTTGATGACTCTACCATTAGACTTGCAACTTCTGCAGAGAATGCATTGAAGACTACACCCACTTATTTGGATATTACTGCTGTTGGTGTTGGTACTTCTCATTCCTTTACTTCATCTAAGCAAAACTCAAGATGTATATTAAGTATTGATAATGTGGTTCAATCACCAATAGTTGCTACTGCTGTAACTACCACTATTACTGCTGATGTATCTGCTACTACAGATAAGATTAAAATCTCAGGAATAACATCTATCACTGGTGGTGATATGTTGAAGATTGGTGATGAGATTATGAAAGTGGATTCTGTTGGATTGGGTGCTACCAACGTTCTACTTGTCACTAGACCTTGGATGGGAACACAATCAGCACTGCATAGTGATGGTACTTTAATTACTAAGGTAGATGGAGCATATAATATTGTAGACAGCACTGTTAACTTCTATACTGCTCCTGTTGGATTGACTCCATTATCAACTACTACAAATGAACCAGATGAAAGAGACTTTGTTGGTATAGCAACTCACTCAACATTTAATGCAAGATCATTTATGAGATCTGGTATTACTGGTAGTTCTGATGAACCTTATGCTGGCAACTATATCTTTGATGATATTTCTTCTAATTTCACTGGACTGACAACTGAGTTTACTCTTAAATCTGATGGCAGTGATATAGCAGGATTCTCCACCAACAATGCTCTTATATTAGTCAATCAAGTTCCTCAGGGACCACAAAGATATACTGGTGGTATTGCTGTTGCTGGTGATTATACTCTTATTGAAGGTAGTGTAGGAATTACTAGTATTCAGTTTACAGGTTCTATTTCTTCAGTTGCATCTGATCCTAATAGTTCCAATGTTCCTCTTGGTGGGGTTATTGTTTCTGTTGGATCTACAGAGGGATTAGGTTATCAACCATTAGTTGCTGCAGGTGGTACTGCTGTGGTTTCTGGATTAGGTACTATTAGTTCTGTAAGTATAGGAAATAGTGGATCTGGATACAGAACAGGTATTCAAACTGTTGTGAATGTAGGTGTTCAGACATTAAGCACTGGAGCACCTAATATTGAGTTTATTGGTACTGCTGCTATTAGTGGTGGTAATATTGTAAGTGTTGCTATCACCAATCCTGGTACTGGTTATACATCAACTAATCCACCATTGGTTGTCATAGATGAACCATTATCTTATAGTAATATGCCTCTATTCTATTCCTCAAATCAATCTGGGGTAGGATCAGAAGCAAGGGCAAATGTAGTTGTTGGTTTGGGTGGTAGTGTTATTGATTTTGAAATTACCAATCAAGGATATGGTTATGGTGAAACTCAAAAGTTAACCATAGGTGTTGGTGGTACTGTAGGTATTCCAACTGCAGGTGCTACTGAATTTAGAGAATTCCAACTCACAGTCAATGAAACTGTAAGTGATAGTTTTGCTGGATGGACAGTTGGAGACTTCCAAGTTCTAGACCCCCTAGATGCATTGTTTGATGGAAAGACAATTTCCTTTGCATTGAACCTAAATGGCACTCAGCAAACTATTCAATCTAAACCTGGTTCAAATATAGATGTTGAAGTTCTATTATTAGTATTCATTAATGATATTCTTCAAAGTCCTGGAGATGGATATGAATTTAAAGGTGGTAGTTTTATAACCTTTAAGGAAGCTCCAAAAGAAGGAGATACTTCTAAGATTTTATTCTATAGAGGAACTGGTTCTGTTGATGTTACTAATGTTGATATACTAGAAACTGTTCAACCAGGTGATGAATTAAAATTATATGACCAATCTATTGGTCTAGAAGAAAATAATAGAACAGTAACTATTATCAATTCTTCTGATAGTGTAGATACAAACATCTATACTGGACCTGGTATTACTACTAATGAAACTTTCCAAAGATCTGTTAATTGGATTAGACAAACTAAAGATAAATTTATTGATGGTCAAGCAGTTACTAAGGATAGACCGCAATATGAACCATTAATATATCCTAATACTAATATTATACAATCTGTGGGTGTTGGTTCTACTGTTATTTTTGTTTCTAATATAAGAACTTTCTTTGATAGTTCAAAAGAGAACTATACTGGACAGAGTGATATTAGAATAATTTCTCAAGATAGTATTGTAGGAGCATCTGCTACTGCTTTTGTTTCTGTTGCTGGAACTGTATCATCATTTGATATTACAAATCCTGGTGTAGGATATACCATAGCACCAACTGTTTCTATTGTTACTCCTATAGGATTGACTACTTCTCAAGGTGCTAGAGCAACTGCTACTATAAGTGGTGTAGGAACTGTGAATGCTATTACAGTTTCTTATGGAGGAACCACTAGTGGATTTGCTTATACTAGCACTGCTGCTCCATCAGTTCTTATAGGAGAACCTAAGGTAGTTTCATCTATTGAAACTATTAAAGATGTATCTTATTCTGGTGATTTTGGAATCATATCTGGTATTTCTACAACATCTGTTGGTGTAGCATCTACTGGTATTGTATTTGATTTACTTCTTCCAAAGGATTCATTATTCAGAAATGCTGCTACTGTAGGAACTGCTATTACTGTAAGTGGAATTACAACTGGATATTACTTCACAGTCTTTAATTCTAATGTGGGTGCTTCAGTAACTTCTCTATATCAGAATGGTACTGTGGTTGGTATAGGAACATCCTTCTTAGATAATGTATATGAAGTTGCTCAAGTTTCTATTGCTCAAACTATGGGTATAGGAATTGGATTGACTTATGTTGCACAAGTTACAGTCAGTGTTCAAGATTATAATGGATTGACTGGATTAGGGCATAGTGAATTCTTTGGTGAATATAGTTGGGGAAGAATTGCTACTCAACCTAGAGGATCAGCAAGAGTATTTACTTCTTATGCTGGAAATTCTACTGGATTAAGTGGTATATCTAGTTCTCCAATAATTGAAAGAGTCAATCCTTTAAGATACGTAAATTATAACACATAAATAACTAAAAAAATAGTAAAAAATGTCAGCAATTATAACTGATCAACTTAGAATATTGAATGCAGAGAATTTTGTCTCAGCAGCAACTTCTACTGTGAACTCATATTATTCCTTTGTTGGTCTACCTAATGCTACTAATTATTCATCTACTTGGGATTCAAACCCTCCTGCACCTAAGGATAGTTTTGACCAAGAAGATGATTATTGGGATACTATGATCGCTCTGAAGAAAGTAACTTCTTCAGATATACGTAGAATGGTTAATAAGAATACTTGGACATCAGGTATAACTTATGATATGTATAGAGGGGATATTAGTAGGACAAATTTAGCACAACCTTCTGGAGCAACTAATTTATATTCTTCTAAATTTTATGTTGTCAATGAAGATTTTAAAGTTTATATCTGTCTACAAAATGGTACAGACCCAGAAAATACTACAGGAAGACCTTCACTAGACCAACCTACATTTACAGATTTAGAACCTAAAACAGCAGGTGATAGTGGAGATGGTTATATTTGGAAATATCTTTATACTATCAAACCAGGTGATATTGCTAAATTTGATTCTACTAACTTTATACCTGTACCTAATGATTGGGAAACAAGTTCAGATAATGCTGCTGTAAGAGATAATGCATCTAGTAGTGGACAATTAAAAATTGCTACTATTATTAATAGAGGATCTGGAATAGGAACTGCTAACAGAACTTATACAGGAGTCCCTGTAAATGGAGATGGTTCTGGTGCTGAAGCAACTATTGTTATTAATAATGATGCTAAAGTTGAGTCTATTAATATTGCAAAGGGTGGTTCTGGATATACTTATGGTACTATAGATTTAGTTGCTGGTGGAGTTCCTGTAGGAACCACCACTCCAGTTTTTAATGTTATTGTTCCACCTCAAGGTGGACATGGTGCAGATGTTTATAGGGAGTTGGGAGCAAGTAATGTTTTAGTTTTCTCTAAAATTGAAAATGATACAGAAAACCCTGATTTTATAACAGGAAACCAAGTTGCTAGAATAGGTATTGTAGAAAATCCACAAGCATATGATTCAACTTCAAATTTAACTTTATCTAAAGCTAGTGCTTTATATGCATTAAAATTGATTGGAGCAGGTTATACAACTGCTACTTTCAATCTAGATGGGCAGGTCACTCAAACTGTAGGTCTGGGATCTACTGCTGTTGGTAGAGTAGTCTCTTATGATCAAACTACAGGAGTTTTGAAATATTGGCAGGATAAGAGTTTGGTTGGATTTAATACTGATGGTTCTTTAAAAACAGATCCAACATATGGTTTCTCATTACATTCATTTACAGCAAATCCAACAACTGGTGGAAACGTAAATATTACTAGTAATGAGGGTACTCTGGGGATAGATACTAATTTTGGTACAGCATCAAGTCCTGGTATAAGTACCATAATAAATAATAGAACATATTACCTTGGACAGAGTTTTAATCAAGGAGTCTCTAACCCTGAAGTTAAGAAATACTCTGGAAATATAATTTATGTTGATAACAGACCTTCTATTACTAGGTCTGCTAACCAAAGAGAAGATATCAAAGTCATTTTGCAATTCTAAAGAATCATGCCTCAGGAAACTAATTTAAACGTCGCTCCTTATTTTGACGATTTTGATACTACTAATAATTATTGTAAGATATTATTTAAACCTGGATTGCCAGTACAGGCAAGAGAATTAACAGGAATTCAATCTGTTCTTCAAGATCAGATTGAAAAATTTGGTCAACATGTTTTTAAAGATGGTGCTTCTGTAACTGGAGGTGGAGTTAGATATAATGGTGGATATACTTCTATTAGAATTCAGAGATCTAATGAAGGAATAGATGTACGTAGTTATCTTGATAGATTGATAGGTCAAGTAATAATAGGTAGTCAATCAGGAATAAAAGCTAAGATAAAATCATTTATTACCACATCTTTGAATGCAAGTTGGTATGTTGTATTTGTTAGATATTTAAGCACTGGTGGTGAAGATAATGAAGTATTTACATCTGGAGAGAGTTTATTATTAGATAATGAAGTAGTAACTACAAAAGGAGGAACCACTTTTCAACCAGGAGAACCTGTTGCTCAAGTAGTTAATGGTGAATGTGCATTTACTGGATCTGCTGCTGTATTATCTGAAGGTATATATTTCGTAAGAGGATATTTTGTAGATGTAAAAGCACAAACTATAATTCTAGATCCTTATAGTAGTGATGTAAGTTTTAAGGTTGGATTGAAAGTTAGAGAAAATATTGTTACTTCTGATCTAGATGAAAGTCTAACAGATAATGCATCTGGATTTAATAACTATACTGCGCCTGGTGCTGATAGATTAAATATTAATGTTCAGTTAGTAGCAATAGAACCAACAGAGTCAAAACCATCTAACTTCATAGAATTAATGGAGATTAGAAGGGGGCAATTGATTTATGTGCGCGATGAAACTGATTATAATGAATTAGCAAATGAATTAGCTAGAAGGACATTTGATGAATCTGGTAACTATTATACTAAACCATTTTCACTTATTGCTAAAAATACTTTAAATGATTATGAGGGAAATAATGGAATCTTTAATCCCAACCAAACAACGTATAATAACAATACTCCCAGTGATGATTTAGGAACATATAAATTATCACCAGGAAAAGCTTATGTTGAAGGTTTTGAAGTAGAAACTATAACTCCTACTTTTTTAGATTTTCAAAAACCAAGAACTACAAAACTTTTAGAAGATCAGAGTATTAATTATGTTACTGGTCCTACATTTACTTTGAATAGAGTTTCTGGATCTCCTATAATAGGAATAGGAACTGATTATACAGTAAGTCTAAGAGATCAAAGGGTTGGTGCTGCAGGTACTACTGCTGCTGGTAAAGAGATAGGATTGGCACGCGTATATGATTTTGCTTTAGAATCTGGTTCTTATAATGCTTCTAATGCTGATGAAAATGAATGGGATATTTCTTTATATGATATACAAACTTATACTAATATAACTTTAAATACTAATCCAGTAAATGCTTTAGTTGTTCCAACTCAAATTAAAGGAAAATCTAGTGGTGCTATAGGATATTTAAGATATAATTCTGTTGGTACTGCTATTACTGCTTATAATACTAAAGGAACATTTGTTACTGGTGAGCAATTAATATTTAATGGAGTAGAAAGTGGAAATATTTCTGCAGGATCTACATCTTATACCACTAGTGATATTAAGTCTATTAATGGTACTGTAAGTACAGCAAGTACTTTTAATGCTGATGTAAAGCAAACTTTATTCTCTAGTCTTGGTCAAGTCAATATTAGCGCAGCAACAACTAGTGGAACCTATATAGGAATCTCCACAGTCACTAATACTGATCTTAGTCAATTTTTTGTAGGAATTGCTACTGTTGGTAATATTGTAGAATATACAAATCCAGGTAAAACTCTTCCTTCTTATGCAAGAATTGAGAGTGTTTCTCAAAGTTCTTTGACTATTTCTGGAGTTACTACAGTTTCTGGTGTTTGTGATGGTGGACTACCTACTATTATAGCTGGTGATGCTACTTCAGGTGAAATAAATCCATCTAATTTTAGAATATTAACTTCCCAATTCCAATCTTCTACTGATAATAATTTATACACAGAACTACCTAAAAAGAATATATCAAATATAGATTTAACAAATTCTCATATCACAATCAGAAAACAATTTGATGTAACTATAACAGATAATTCTACTGAAACTATTAGTACTGGAAATGCATCTGAGACATTCTTACCTTATGATGAAGAAGATTATATTTTAATAAGAACTGATGGTACAACAGAGTCTTTATCATCTGATAAGTTTGATTTTAATGAAGGATCTACTCAACTAGTAATAAATGGATTAGGAACAAATAGTCCAGCTAAGTTGACAGCTACATTACGTAAAATAAATGTAAAATCAAAAATTAAAGAAAAACAAAAAATTAATGTTCTTAATATAGTAGGATCTGCTAGTTCCATATCTGGTATAGGAACTACAACTTTAAATGATGGTCTTACTTATAATACAGTATATGGCACTAGGGTACAAGATGCTGAAATTTCATTAAATACTCCTGATGTTATGAAAATACATGGAGTATTTGAATCATCAGATACTAATGCTGCAGCTTTACCTGTAATCACATTTAGTTTTATCAATAGTCCATCAGCAAAAACAGGTGATCTTTTAATTGGAGATACCTTTATTGGAAATAATAGCAACTGCATTGGAATATATGTTAGTAAGAGCACAGATTCTGCTGTTGATTATATTCTTTTAAATGATTTTACTTTCCAAATAGGAGAAACAGTTACTTTTAGAGAATCTGGAATTACTGCTACAATAGGATCTATTACATTAGGTTCTAATAATATCACTGATGAATTTAATTATGATGATGGACAAAGAAGTACAATTTATGATTATTCAAGACTCATAAGAAAGGATGGTTATGATGCACCATATAAAAAATTAAAAGTAGTATTTGAATCAGCATATTTTGCAGGATCAGATACTGGGGATATTACAACTGTCAATTCTTATGATAATTTTAAATATGATAATTTGCCTGTAATTAATAATTCTAGAGTAAGTGATATTATTGATATAAGACCTAGAGTTTCTGATTTTTCAGGAACTTCCAGGTCTCCTTTTGAATTTTTAGGTAGATCTTTTACTGCATCTGGAAACTCTGCACAAAATATTTTAGCATCTGATAGATCTCTTTTAATAGATTATTCATTCTATCTTCCTAGATTAGATAAAATATATCTCACTAAAAATGGAACCTTCCAGTTGGTTAATGGTATTCCAGCAGAAAGTCCAGAATGGCCTGTTCCTATTGATGGAGCTTTGGAAATAGCTTCTATAAAACTTCCTGCATATCTTTTCAATGTTCAGAATGCAAGTATTACACTTGCATCTTATAAGAGATATCAGATGAGTGATATCAATAAACTTGAGAAGAGAATTGAAAATTTAGAATTTTATACATCACTCTCTTTACTAGAGAATGAAACTTTGAATATGCAGATCACTGATGCTGATGGATTGAATAGATTTAAATCTGGTTTCTTTGTAGATGATTTCTCTGATACAGAAAATCAACTTAAGAAAACAATTGTAAAAAATTCTATTGACTATCATAATGGTGAGTTAAGACCTGCTCCTTTCACTACTGAATTGGATCTTAAAATAGACAATACTAGTTTTAATGGTATTAGAAGAACT